GTTGGTATGAATAGTAACGCCTCAATTATTTGGCAATCAAATACTTATGATCGGTTCCCAGTTCAGGCAACAGGGTTTGAATATACAGGGATAGGAAGACTGCCAAGACCAATGTTGACTGTATCTAATATATTAGGAACCATAACGGCTTTAATGGCTGCTGTTAATGCAACGACTCCTTTTAATGATTTACAGGGGGCAAAAATAATTAGACATAGAACTATGGCGGCTTTTTTAGATGCTGCTAATTTTCCCAATAATCAAAATATTTATGGCACCCCCTCAAGTTCTACAGAATTACCACAGGAAATTTATTATATTAACCAAAAACTTTTAGAGAATAGAGAACAGGTTCAATTTGAATTAGTAAGTGCCTTAGACCTTCAAAATGTAAGGGCACCAAAAAGACAAGTTACAAGAAAAGATTTCCCTGGTGTTGGTACATTTGTAAACGCATGAGTTGGAAAGACCAAGCAGTTATTCATGCAGAAGCAGAGGCACCAAAAGAAGCCTGTGGATTATTGGCATTGATTAAAGGAAAAAAAACTTATTGGCCTTGTAAAAATTTAGCTGAAACAGCATCAGAATATTTTGTTATTAACCCAGATGATTGGGCTGATTGTGAAGATAAAGGCGAATTAATTGGTATTGTCCATTCACACCCGTTTGGGGCTGCTGTTCCCTCTGAACCTGATAAAGCATCTTGTGAGCATTTAGGTTTACCATGGTTTATTTATAGTACTCAACATAAAGATTGGTTTTCTTTTAAGCCGTCTGGATATGAGGCAGGGCTTTATGGCAGAACATGGATCTGGGGGAAATATGATTGTTGGACTCTTATCACAGATTTTTTTAAGCAAGAAAAAAATATAAACATTCCATATACGCCAAGACCTAAAAGCATTAAAGAGTTTTCAAAAAAACCTTTATTTGAAGCAACTTTACCAACATTAGGATTTAAAGAAATAAACAAAAATGAAATAGAGCCTTATGATGTTTTATTGGTCGAAGGGCCAGAAAAGAAATTAAGTCATACAGCACTTTACATAGGAGATCAAACAATTTTGCACCATAATATTGGCCAATTAAGTTGTAGAGAAATTTATGGCTTAAAATATATAGAAGCTACAAAGAAGGTTTATAGATATGGAACTTAAAACGATAAGAGTCTATGGAAGACTGAGAAAATTTTTAGGTCAATCAAGTTTTAAAGCTGTTGCTGCTAGTCCTGCTGATGCAATGCGTTTCTTGCTTTGTAATTTTCCAAAGCTTGAGAAACATATGATGGATCAGTTTTATAAGGTAAAGATGGGAGAATCAGATATTACAGAGGATTCTTTAAATTTAAGAAGTGAAGACGATATTCAAATCATTCCTGTGGCTGTTGGTGCGAATGATTTTTTTGATTCAACACTTGGAAAGATTGTGACAGGCGCAGCTTTAATTGCAGCCCCTTATTTAGCACCAGCCGTTTTAGGGGCGGGGGCTGCTGCTGCTGGAACAACATTAGGAACAATTGGAGCGACTATTGGAACGGCTATGACCAGTATTGGAGTATCAATGGCAATTGGTGGGGTGACTCAAATGCTTACGCCAACGCCGCCGAGTAACTCAGGTGCGTCATCAATGGGTGATGATGATCCATTAGCACAAGGCTCTTATGCTTTTAGTGGAATTACAAATGTAAGTGTTAGTGGCATCCCTGTCCCTATTATTTATGGTGAGGTCTTTACTGGTTCAATTGTGATTAGTTCAGGCGTTGACACCGTACAAATTGAGGGTACTGCTTAATGCCTGATTCAATACAAGATTTTCGCTTAAGTCAGTCAATAGTTGATCCTGATTTACCAAGAGAAACTCTTTCTGCAAAACAATTTTCAACAATTGTTGAGGTTTTAGGAGAAGGTGTTATTGCTGGTTTTCCATCTGCTTTAGATGCAGGGCTAACGCATGGTACAACCGCTTATACAAACGCAAGTCTTAAAGATACTTTCTTAAATGGCACTCAAGTTTTACAATCATCCGCTAGTAATTCAAGTCCCTCTGACTCTGACTTTAATTTTCAAAATATAACTTTTGCTTCAAAACTTGGAACATCAAATCAAACCGCAATCGGTGGAATATCTGAAATTGAGACAGAAATTGGTGTAGGTGTTGCTGTTACTCAATCAACTCCAGTTTCAAGAACTTTAAATGCTAATAAAGATGCTGTCAGGGTTACAATAGGTTTTCCAGCTCTGCAAGATTTTCAAGCTAATGGAGATATTAACGGTGCAGAGGTAGCCTTAACTATTCAAGTTATTGATGCAAACGGAACTGTTGCAACTCCTATTACTGACACTGTAAAAGGTAGAACAGCAAGCCCATATTTTAGAGATTATAAAATAAGTTTCTCTGGAACTTCTCTTGTTGCTCCTTACACCATAAGAGTCAATAGAACAACAGCCGATAGTACAGAGTCCACCTTGCAAAATGCAATGCAATGGACTTCATACACAGAAATTGTTCATGAGCAAAAAGCTTATGTTAATACAGCTCATACAGCAGTTAGATTTAGTGCTGAAACCTTCCCATCCATTCCTCAGAGGATGTATAAGGTTAGGGGAACTTTAATCAAAATTCCTCATAACGCCACAGTTAGAGCAGATGGATCGCTTTCATATTCAGGGGTTTTTAATGGCACATTCAAAGCAGATAAAGCTTATACAAATGATCCAGCATGGATTCTTTACGACCTTTTAACAACTTCAAAAGGTTTTGGTGATCAAATAACAGAAAGCCAGTTAGATGTTTATAGTTTCCAATCTGCTAGCGCATATTGTGGAACACAAGTCGATGATGGGCTTGGTGGTACTGAACCAAGATTTGCTACAAATGTAGTTATTAGAAACTCGCAAGATGCATATTCTCTTATCAATAGTCTTTGCTCTGTTATGAGGGTAATGCCTTTTTATTCAGCAGGAGTTATAAATATTTCTCAAGATCGGCCTGCTGATCCTGCATATTGCTTTAATTTGTCTAACATTACTGAGGCAGGTTTTGCTTACAATAGTTCAGCTAAAAATACAAAATTTAGTGTTGTAAATGTTTCTTATTTTGATAATGAGACTCAAACAATTGATCACGAAACAGTAGAAGATTCTGACTTGATTACAAAATATGGGGTGAATGTAAAAAATATAAAAGGATTCGCAACAACATCAAGGGGGCAGGCTAACAGACTTGCAAAGTGGTTTTTATATACCCAGTCAAATGAAGGGCAGGTCGTTACTTTTACAACAACAATTGATGCAGGTGTAATTGTCAGACCTGGTTCTGTAATTCAAGTTCAAGATCCTGTAAAGGCAGGAGTAAGGCGTGGGGGTAGGGT